ACTTGCGGTCGTTTAATGTGGTTAGCTTGGGGCGGTGATGAAGGGGTTGAATGGGCTCAACGTAAATTAGAACAAATAAGAAAAGCATAATGAAAAATACTTCTTTTAAAGTTCACGTTCAAGAAGCAACTCAAAACGAAGTTGATGATGTAAATATTGAACAAGGTGCTATGCTTGTAACTGATGAATCTTTATTTATGGGTTTCAATGGTGAACAAGTTAGAGTATATCCACCGCAGTCAGCTGATATGGGTTTGGGTTGGGCAAGATACGATGACACACAATATACAGGTGCTTCGCCTTTTGCTTTTACTACTGATGCTTTTACAGTACCAAACAATAAAGGTAATGTAATTGATTCGCATATACATTCAGGAATTGATTATTATGCAGCTAATAAATTAAGAGCAGAGTTTGAAAACGATGTGTATATAATTACAATAGCATTTAAGGCTCAAATAAGCAACGCAAACGGACACGTTGATATTTACTTTGAAGGCGGTAATGAAACTCCTTACGAAAGATTGCGTGATGTTGTAACATTTCCAAAAGGAAACAATGTTGAGCATACATACGCAAAAACCTTTCAATATTATGCTGATGAAGATGTAGTTGCAAATGGATTAACTATTAAAATGAAAGCAAATCACTCGGGTCATATACACGATGTAATTTATTTTATTCAAAGAACACAAAATAATAAATACTAATATGAGCAAACAAACAAAAAGCAGAACAAGTCCAAAGGGCGGAAACAGAGGTTGTCTATGTAAAGATGGAACCTACAAAAAAGAATGTTGCAATGGTAATTTACAAAATCAAGGTGTAGGTGCTACACTTTCACAAGGTGGTGAATCATTAATAACCAATGTAAATGGAACAAGAACAATAGTATCTAACAATGGTTAATGTTAAAAATATAACAAATCTTTATAATATTAATTTTAAAACAAAAATCGAATGTCAAACGTAATTAACCAAATTAAAACCTTATTGGGAATGGAAGTAAAACTTGCTCAAATGGCTTTAGAAAATGGTACTATTATCGAAGCTGAAGTATTTGAAGCAGGTGCAAGTGTTTTCATCGTTAACGAAGAAGATAGAATTGCTTTACCTGTTGGAGAATATAAGTTAGAAGATGGTATGATTTTAATCGTAGCCGAAGAAGGTATTATTGCTGAAATCAAAGAAGTTGAAGCTCCTGCTGAAGAAGTAGTAGAAGAAGAAGCTAAAGTTGAGGAAGAGCAAGAAATGTCGGAAGTTAAAGAACCTAAAAGAGTAATTGAATCAGTTACTAAAGAAATGTTCTTTGCTGAAATTGATTCTTTGAAAAAAGAAATCGAAGCACTTAAATTAGCTAAAACAGAAGTTGCAGTTGAAGCAGTAGAATTATCTGCTGAACCTTTAACTCACAACCCTGAAGCTACAACTAAAAGAGAATTAAATACTTACTCACAAAACAGAACAAGAACAACTTTTGATTCTGTATTAAACAAAATTTCAAACTTTAAATAATTAAAAATGGCGACTACAACCTCTATTACAACTACTTATGCAGGTGAATTTGCAGGAAAATATATTTCTGCTGCATTACTTTCTGCATCTACTATCGAAAACGGTGGTATTGAAGTAAAACCAAACGTAAAGTACAAAGAAGTTATCAAAAAATTAGCAACTAACGATTTAGTTAAAAACGCTACTTGTGATTTCGATGCTACTTCTACAGTTACTTTAACTGAAAGAATCCTTCAACCTGAAGAATTCCAAATCAATTTACAACTTTGTAAAAAAGACTTCCGCTCAGATTGGGAAGCGATCCAAATGGGATATTCTGCATTTGATACATTACCACCTTCTTTTCAAGATTTCTTATTAGCACACGTTGCTGCAAAAGCTGCTCAAAATAATGAAATTTCAATTTGGAGAGGTGTTAACGCAACTGCAGGTCAATTCGACGGGTTAGTTACTTTGGCTACTGCTGATGCAACTGTTGTTGATGTAGCAGGTGAAGCTATTACTGCTGCTAACGTAATTGCTGAAATGGGTTCTGTTATTGATGCTATCCCTTCTGAATTATACGGACAAGAAGATTTATATTTATATGTCTCTCAGAATGTTGCTCGTGCTTACGTTCGTGCTTTAGGTGGATTTGCTGCATCAGGATTAGGTGGTAATGGTACTAACGCAATGGGTACACAATGGTTTAACAACGGAAGTTTAACTTTTGACGGAGTTAAAATATTTGTTGCTAACGGATTGGCTGACAACTATATGATGGCTGCTCAAAAATCTAACT